TGTCGGTAAGACCTGCAAACCAAAATCCCGTAAGCAGATTGAAAAGTGGCTGAAGAATCCGTATTCTGATAGTGCTGCCTATAAAATGTGGGGAAATGGTATCGCTTCAAGCAACGCTTTGTTTGTGCTGGCAGGAATCGCCTATTATGCACAAAACGAGGGGAAATAATTCTACACATCTCACAGTTGCTATCTGTGGAAAAAAGAGTTAACATATGTACTGCCGAAAGGCAAATCACCGAAAATCGGGAGGAAAACATATGATAATTGAATTTCATTTTGCAGGAGAAAATCGAAAGAAACTGGCGTGGGTGGTAGCCATGATCATTGGAACAACAGCAGAATATCAGTATATGCCCACCTGTGCCTACAAAATCGGTGAATGCTACACTGTTACCAAGTCCGGTAATCTGGAAATCAGCGACCAAGCCGACCGTGAGGAAACAGAACGGCTTCTTGCCGAACTGGAGAATCAGGGCTATGCTGTTCCGGACACATCAGAACTGGAATCTAAAGGCTTGACTGTGCAGATGCCAGCTGATTTCTTCACGGAGCATACACTGGGCAATCTCCGGCAAATCTGCGAAAACAAGGCTGCCCTTTTTCAGGCTGCTTTTCAAACAGATTCACTGGACATCATTCCATCGGATGAAAAGGTGGAATTTCCGTGGTTTACAGTCGAACAGGATGGTGATGCAGATGCCTACTGCACCTTCATTTCCATGCTCTGCGAATTTGCCAAGAACCAGAGCCGCATCAACCGCAAACCGGACACCTCCGACAATCCCAAGTACACCATGCGGTGTTTCCTGATTCGTCTGGGAATGGTGGGGGCAGAATTCAAGGCGGCAAGAAAGGTCATTCTTCGGCATCTGTCCGGCAATTCCGCATTCAGAAA